CCTTACGGGGCCCTAGGAGTCTTTTCACAATTAGGATGAAATCTATGCCATATCGCTTTCGCGAAGAGATCTTCGAGGATGGCTCTGACCAAATTAATTGGTGGTCAAGCCTAACAGGGAACCATACAGATACAACTTTTGTATGGAAGACTGGTTCTCGTCGATGTTGGGATAATGTAACGCCCAACTATCATAAGCTAATCGCACGTGGCGTAGTCATTAATAATAGTTGTGTGATGGAAGTGCACCGTCATCAATCTGATGGCAGTGGCCATTTATCTATGTATCGTGCCGCTGACGACTACTCCTATACACGCTCAGGTCCCGTTTCACGGGAGTCTGGCGAGGGGTTTGCCCATATCGAGAAGATATCGGGTTTGTCTGATGAGATTGCGAAACATAAGTTGAATGCACTATCCAGGATGGATAGCACTCCCTATGCCTTTGGTGAAGATTTGCTTGAGCTGAAGCAGACTATCGGATTCCTCCGAAACCCTGTAACAGCTGTTGCAAATTTAGCTCTTTCTTTCCAGCGAGACCGTCGTGGCCTCGTTAAGAAAGGAATATCAGTCGCTAAAGCCAGCTCAGACTTATGGCTGACTTATAGATTCGCAGTATCTCCGCTTGTGCGCTCTGCGCGCAACGCAATTGATGCTGCTCTGATAGAAGAGCGCCCCCCTAACGAACGCAGAAATTCGCGTTCTAAGGGTACCATTTCCGAGAGGGTTGTCTCTAGCCCTACGAGTAGCTACCTGGGGAATCGCACAGCCGCCTATAACAAGGTGGTTAATAACCGTGCCGATGTCTCAGCACAGATACTTTATGAAATTAGTAATCCAATTGCCGATTTCACTTGGAAGACAGGTCTTCGTATCAAGGATGCACCTAAAGCCCTCTGGGCTGTGATGCCATATTCATTTATGATAGACAGGTTAGTTGATATATCGGGCGCCGTTGGCGCCTTGACTAACCTGCTTGATCCGAAGCTAAAGATTCTTGCCGCTTCTACGACAGTTAAATCAGATCAAGCTTGTGAGCTCACTCTGACGGATGTCTATAGAACCGGCGAGTCCTGGAGCGGTTCTGGCGAGACTATCACCGATGATTTATTTCGGTATGATAGGCAACGCTGGTACCCCTCTGTCTCCGATGCTATACCCTCTGTAGAACTTAAGGGTTTGGTATCGTCATCTACTAATATAGTTGATTTAATAGCTCTGACGCTACAGCGTTTTAGACAGCTATGATCAATTACTAACAAGTTGTTAATTTCATGACCATAAAAGCTGCAACCTTAAATGTTGGTGGCACAGCATCGTTTACCGGTGGGACCAGTACGGGCCTCCTGTACATTGGTGCGAGTGGGAATCAACTCAACTTTATCCTTGATGACTCATCTGAGTTTGTCATGAATAAAGTCCATGAGTATTCTATCACTCGTCCCAAAGCTCAGGCTTCGGCCCCTAATGGGTGGACTCAACGTGGCAATAGCATAGTTATTAAGCATCAATTGCTTTTAGATAACGCTAGCTACACCACGAATACTGGGCGGGCGTCAATTCGTACTGACCCCGAAGCGACGGATGCCGAAGTTTTGGCTCTCCGTTTAGCACTAGCCCAGTCCATCGCAGACTCTGCGATGGATGAGTTCTTTAATAATCAAGCATTGGATTGATGGGCAAAGCCCTTTATCTAATTACCTTGGTTGTCCTTGCAGCACTATTACTAGACTGCCTGGTGGGATGCATATCCTGCCCGATGGCTAGGTTACTAGGGCTGTAGGGCTCACATTTACCTTTATTGTGGAGCCTACATGAAGAGTAAAAAGGTATGTAAAAGTGTTCTAGGTCGCTTAGAAAGCAGAGCGCGTAAGAAGATACGACGGGCTATGAAGCCTATCCATATTTCTCAGCGCCGACCTGACACGACGATTGAAAGAAGCCAACAAAGCTCTTTCGCACCCGAGTACATTAAGACAAAATTATTCGGGGCAATATCCCGCGACATCGAGAACCACATGCAGGAGCACCTAGGTTCTCTCCACCCAGCGGCCCTTCTAGGGCTAAATAGGATGAGAGACGAATTTACCAAAAAGTTCGTTTCTGATAAATCGATCCAAGATACTCTTCACATGGAAGCTCTTAATGCTTTCTTCGAGGATAATATACGTCTTGGTGAGGTGGGAAACAAATTAAAATTTCCTACCGCTCGACGCATTAGCAGTTCCCTCTCGTTTGAGGAGAAGGTCCACCTTAGGGCCCGAGCACTAATGCATTATGTACTGAGTGATTTTACTGAAGAGGAGTTTTTCGAATCCTGTAGAAATTCAACAGGGTCGTCCATAGGTGTTCCTTTCGAGGATACATCCTTAGAGGCAAAGCTCACTTTTCCCATCTCTATGACAGCTGATGTGAAGTTCCTCTTTCAACGTTATATGTCCTATGATCACGTTCTTAGGGCCGAGGTTGTCGACCACAATCTGAAGCATCCATCCGTGGATGTATATAATATTGTTGAGGGCTCGCGGGCTTCCACTGTAGAGAAAGATGACCGGAAACGGCGGCTCATTTGCAAAGAGGCCACTGCTAATATGTTTTTTCAGCAGGGGCTAATGCGCATGATGTACCGTCGCATGAAGGATGTCTTTCTTGACGTTACATGTCTCCCTGACCAGCATAGAGAGAAAGCATTTATCTCCAGCATTACGGGCACTAGTGCCACGATTGATTGGAGGAATGCATCTAACTGTGTCCTGACTATCTTATGTGCCTGGCTCTTGCCAGGTAAGTGGTTCGGCTTGGTCGATCGTACAAGGGCGCATCAAATTACCGTTGATGGTAAGGTGATGATTCCAAATATGATCGCATCCATGGGGAACGCGGTTACATTTCCGCTAGAGACATTAGTCTTCTGGACCTACGCTCATGCGGTACGGATGTCACTAAATGCGAAAAACTACTCTCTTTTTCCCGAATGGGAAGAAATTGAAGAGGGCAAGATTTCAGTATTCGGTGATGACTGTATTGTTCCTGATGAAATGGCAGAAAGCTACATTAGTTTTATGTCCTCAGTCGGGTTTGTCCTAAACAGAGAAAAATCGTTTATGGGCAAAGAAGAAAGATTCAGAGAATCTTGTGGGGGAGATTACCTCGCAGGATCAGAAGTTAGGCCGTATAATATACGCCTACCTACCGGGGAACGCATTAGTGATTTGGAGCCATGGTTATATATAATACTTAATGGGATTTTACCAAGGTACAAAATGTACTTTGGGTCTCACAAATATGTATATATAGGATCATGTTTCTTTACCGCTATTGCCGAACTTTTCTGGGAGTATAACCTGAAGTTTAAGGTTGTGCCTCCGGATTATCCAGACGACTCAGGGGCAAAGATCACTGATGACTTTTGCCGGATAGTGTTGAACTATCCTTTAAACTTGGACCGTCTCGCTTATAATGAACATGGACAGATGTCCTTTAAGTACCTGCGGTTTTCATACCGTCAGGAGCTTGATGTTCATTCCGGTTTACACTATGCTGTGTGGTTACGAGAGTACTCACAAAGCACCTTAGTGGCGTTGGACGATGTGCCTCCTAGTGTGGAGAGCCTCAATCTTAAAGACTCTGTAAGGCAGATTATGCCTTATATAGTTAATGAGAATCCGACGATCCGTAAACGGCGAAGGATTGGTGGCTACAGTGAAGCAGTCGGGATACAGTCAGATTTTCTGACAATAGTGCCAAAACCAGGCTACATCCTTAGATCTCTAAGGAATCCCAATGGGTACCCCATGTACAAG